AATCAGCATTCAAGACAAAAAGACTAACCTAGTGGTTGGATATGCGGATGCCGTGTACCTAGTGCCACACACTGAACAAACTGCAGTTAAATGTGTTGTTCTGCAAGGTGGCCGCAATCGTGTTCTTAAAGAGAAACGGAAAAACGTACACGCTTACCTAGAAGGTGCTATTGCATCTTTCACCAACTTTGAGCCATTGAAAGGCCGTTCTTTTGAACCATGCCAAACAAGCGAAGACGGTAGCAAGGCCACCACGGCCCTTACCTACAATCCTTATAAAATGGACACGTTCAGTATTAAGGCCACATTGAAAGCTGTTAAGACTCTTGCGAGTGTCCTCGTGGCTTGTGATGGCTCAATGAAAGCTGACATTAAATAATCAATAACCAATAAAAGGAAAACAGACCATGAATATGATAACAAGCACCACAATGACTCAAACCGCCGAAGCTATTGGCCTATTCAATGAGGCAACAAGCGGCATCCAAAAGAGCGCCATTGAATTTATCATCGGCACCAAGCGAGGCCCATCACAAGCAAGGGCATTTATTGGACTATCCAGTAACCGCAAGGTGCCAGCCTATACCTTAGCAATCCCAGCCCGTGAATCATGCCCTAGGGGTGACAAGCTGGCACAGATAGCGGGTACAGTTTGCAGCGGCTGCTATGCAACAAAGGGACATGATGCAATGAGGCCCGCCAAGACGGCAAAGGCTAGACGTTGGGCAACCATCAAGCTGGCTCTAGAGTCTAACCACGTAGCAGACTTATGGCTAAAAGCCTTTGTTATTGCCATGGCTAAAGAGACTCATTTTAGGTGGCACAGTGCTGGTGACCTATTCAGCACCGACTATGCCGAACTAGTGGCCGAAGCTATCCGCCTCACACCACACGTTAAACACTGGATACCAACACGCGAAGCTCGCAATGCTGGCCCATTGTTAGGCCTATCTAATGCCGTTGTTCGGGTATCCGATGACATGGTAAACCAGACCAATAACAAACACCAAGGCAATACTAGCGGAGTACACACGCCTGACAATGGAGGCCGTGGTCAACAATGCCCAGCGAGTGAGCAAGGTGGCAGCTGTGGCGATTGCCGCGCTTGTTGGTCTGCTAATGTCGCCCATGTTAGCTATAAAATTCACTAATAGTCTTAAATTAAAGGAAATCTTAATCATGGAATCAATAATCATAAATGGTATCGAATTCTTGCCACATACATGGCCGCTAGTGTTCGGCCTCCCAGCATTCTGCGTCTTTGCAAGCCTCGCAGGCCTCATTTACGAGATAGCTAGCCGCGATGAATAGCACGGTATGTATTCATTTTAAGGGCCTCGCAGGGGGCCTTTATGAAGACTACAACCCGTATTTGAACACTGAATAGAGGTATTAATAAATGACTAACAACAACAATAACGACAAGGTGGTAATAAGCCTTTACGAATTCACAGGGACCGCGTTAATTCCATGGGCTAAACGTGGGTATCAATGCTACGCATACGACATCCAACACAGCGCCGACGATATCCGCGAAGAGCACTTTAAAGGTGGCGGTTCTATTGCATACTGCCATGCAGACCTACACGACATAAAAACGCTAGCGAATATACACGCAGCTTTTGACGGCGGCGAAGATGTGGTGTTTGCAATGGGCTTTCCTGTATGCACAGACCTAGCAGTTTCAGGCGCTGCTCATTTTGCAAAGAAGGCCCACGCGGACCCTGATTTCCAGACAAAGGCTGCACGTTATGCCAAATGGTGCGCAGTGGTATTTGAAGAGTGGGACGTGCCTTATTTCATAGAAAACCCTGTATCTAGATTGTCCACGTTATGGCGTAAGCCTGACCACAGATTTCACCCTTTTGAATTCGGGGGATACATCACAGCGAATGACGCGGCCCACCCTTTATATCCTGAATACATTGCAGCTAATGATGCTTACAGCAAATTAACGTGCCTATGGACAGGTGGCGGCTTCAGGATGCCAGCTAAAGATGCCGTGGACTGCGATAGTTTTGGCTCCAGTACCCAGCACAGGAAGCTAGGGGGCAAGTCGATGAAAACCAAAAACATACGCAGTGCAACGCCTAGAGGCTTCTCTGAGGCCATTGCAGTGGCTAACGCAAGCTAGCTGATGGGTTCACTTTAAGCGCCTGTATGGGCGTTTATGGAGACCTCAACACAGGCTCATTAAACCAAACGAAAACTAAAAGGATGGCCAAAATGAACGACTTAAATAAAGGTAAAGATGCTCACTGGATGGAGGCACGAGAGGTAAACACAGGTGGTGGTTGTATGGTCACAATCATCGAATGCACCCATTGGGATTATGTCCTCGTTTCTAACGACGAATGCGTGGCCGTTTACCATTCCGAGGATGCATTTTGGGATGGCGAAGACTGTATCTATTTCACAGATGTTAAAAGCGGAGAATAACCATGCCTATTAGAACTGTACCACCACTAACTGGGTACGACCTGTACCAAGCCAAAGAAGTCATTTGGGATATGCTGCACATTGTGCGTGAGGACCATCTAGCGTCCGAGGACGGTATTAACAATGACGCTCATTGGGACGAAGTTTGCACGGCTATGGCTTGGCTACAGGAAGCCGCAGGGTGTGAGGAAATCATGGACGGAGAAGAAATCCAGGATTAGAGGTGCTCACTTTAAACGTCCAGCAAACTCAGGGCGTTTATGGGGACTACCTCAACACAGTCTCAAATAACTATAACTTAGACAAATGTCTATTGAGGGGAATATAAATATGTATGATATAACTGACGTTTTTGATATAGCTGACAACCACCATGGGCTGGTGCTAGAACTGCGGTGGTGTTGGCTCTATATCGAAGGGTAATTTAGGAATAATTCTTAGATATTGGTCTGTAACATAGGACTAACTCTAAAGTAAGAACTAACACGCATGTTGGTACTAAACAACAGTTTGGTATAAAATACACACATAGCTAGTCTTAGGGCTAGTAACAGGAAGCAAATAAGAAAATGCTTAAAATTAACATAAGGGATGCAGTTGAATTGGAGGTATGCAGAGTTGCCATTTACATACGCATATTCCACAAAGAACTTTATTATAAATGGTCAGGGCCACGCATAGACTGGGAAGAATAGCCCAATAGCGATTAAACATAGGATGTTAATAATAAATTGAGCTGAATGAATCAGCCCCGAAGGTTTCAAAATGAAATTAACACATAATGAGGTGCTAAAAGGCCTCGCGGACACATTAGAATCGTTCTCAGAACTAGGCGATTTAACCACGGCACAGATTAGAGTTTTTCTATTCGTTGCTAGGCGTGGACGTGTAACAGGTCAGGATATAATTAAAGAACTTGGCATGAGTAAGGCAAACGCAGCGCGTACCCTTACGATTCTAAGCGATGAGGTGATGGTTAAGCGTAAGGCTGAGACTTTGAACCTTGTCACATACGAGACAGACATTCACGATAGACGTTATCGTTATGCTGTCTTAACCGAGAAGGGCAAGAAGTTTGCCAATTCTCTTGCAGCAAACTTCTGACCTTTTAATTAAAGGAAGGGAGGTATTAACCATGGCTATTTATACAATGGCAACTGGTTATCAGATAAAGGTCCAGCGTGACGGCTTCAGGTTCCATGACTTTGTAAAAGGCCTAGAGAATTACAAAGAAGCCGTTTCAATCGAACTATCCGCACTCGCAGATATGTCGAAGGGCTTAAGGCCAACTGGAGGCGCACTCAAACACGGCACTAGCTTGACTTTGATGTATGCTTTCGATGAAACGTGGGATAAATCTTGGTCTGTACAGTCGAAAGGCTATCAGAAGAAGGTGCTACAATACTGGAAGTCACTTAGTTCTTACTTTATTGATGACAGACGTATGATGCGGCTGGAAGCGATAGACACTAAAGCTATTGATGACTACATTAAGGTGCTCAGGGCTAAAGGGAACAAGCCTAAGACGATTAACAATAAGTTGAACTGTCTGTCCTCAATGCTTACCTTAATGACAGAGCGTAGGTTGCTCAAAGCCGTACCAGTGATTCATTGGGAATCGGTTAAGAACAACAGTAGACCACGGTACTTTAGTCCAGAAGAAGAGCAGCAGATTCTAGGGCTAGCTGGTGATATGCACTACCACTCACAGTGGATTAATGACCTCCTCCAGGATTTCATTATCTTATTGTGTGACACAGGAATGAGGCCTTGGTCAGAAGCCAAAGCAATCCAGCCTAGTTGGGTAGTACGTAACTCAAATGGTATTCGTATTATTAGAATACCTAGAGAAGTCACTAAGACTGACGCTGAACGTGAGATACCACTAACTGGTCGCCTCGCCAACGTGTTAGACAAACGGATATCTACACTAGCAAGAGGTGATTTGATATTCGAAAAGCTAGACTATAAATGGCACTGCGTGGAATTCTGGGACAACCTAGTACGCCCAGTTATGGGATGGGGTCCTAAGGAAGTGTGGTACTGCTTCCGACACACATTTGCTACACGCTTGTGTGAATACTCTGGGAATCTAAAGGTGACTCAGCAGCTAATGGGACACTCATGCATAACCCAAACGGCTAGGTATGCAAAGGCCACTGACAAGGCTATGTGTGACGCTATGGTATCACTAGAATATGGACGATTGAAGGCTTTAGAAGAGAGCCAAGGGACTGACCAAACGGCCATCAACATGCAGGACAGAAGCGAAGACAAAGGAGGCCAAACGCACCTCCCAACAGGCCCATCAAACGGCCTAACACATTGAATTTATTAGTATTAGCGGCTTGAGTAATGACCGGATAACGGTTCGAATCCTCTCGGGCGCGCCATTTTCTAGAGTTCTTCTAGGGATAACGCAAGCAATACTAAACTAATTCAAACGTAAGCCACATGGTTCTTCTAGCTGTGTGGCTTTCATTTGGACAAACGGTCTTGAATTTAAGACTAACTTAAGTACAATGCAACGCGGACAATAACTAGGACACACAGAGTCAATTGGAGGGCCTCTTGCTGAGTCACGCAGTATATTAGTAAACACTTAATATCAAGTGTAGCACTATAGCCATAGGGCTATAAAGGCTGGGGACAATTACGTCCATAGAGTCTCAGAATTGAGACTAACTTAAACTAACGGAGAGTCACATGACTACTTATACATCTACCACCATCAACGATGAAAAAGAAGATTTAATGTTCTTAGCACAACAGGAACTGGAATATAAAATGAGGGAGGATGGAATAAAGAAGGCCCGTGAGAACATAGAGAAACAGCAGAAGTTAGGGACAGAAGCAACAACGGATTATGGACATCAAATGATGGTTCACGGGCTGGAGAGATTTGCTGGTGGTATAAAGGAATACTTGGAAGAGGATGACAAGAAAGGTGGATGGTCTGCAGGAACACGTAAGCTCTTAAAAGGTGGTAAGCCTGAACTAATAGCCTACATCTTTATGAAGTCCATTATTAACTCCATATCTAATAAGTCCATCACATTGACCCACGCTGTTATCTCAGCAGCTAATGATGTCCAAGATGAGTATATGCTTAATGAACTCCAACGCCAGAACAAGGCATTGTGTAAGCGTCTTATAGATGCATCAAACAAACGTGAAGGTTACAAGAAGATGTTAACAGTCACAAAAGCAATGACTGATGAAGCAGCTAAAGGGACTATAGAATCTTGGGAAGCATGGCCTAAAAAGAAGGTACTAAAAGTAGGTGAGAAACTTATAGATATTCTCATGGAAACAGTCGGCTTAGTCCGAATAGTCACGGAGTCTCGTGGTAAGAACAACACAGTCAAACGTCTTGTTGCTACTGATGAAACTTGCGCCTGGATTGAGCAGCGTACAAACAAGTTAGGACTTACAACACCTAAGTATCTGCCACTTGTTGTACCACCACGTGATTGGAACTATTCTAACCTAGAGAACGGCTGTTACTACACGTACAGCTGCCGCCCAGTTAAGTTTGTCAAGACTAATAACCGTAACTACTTTGAAGAGCTACGTAACTCAGACATTGATGTGGTCCTACACGCAGTGAATAAGATGCAGCGTACAGCATGGAGAATCCATCAGCCAATGTTGGACTTCATCACTGAGCTGTATGCGAATGGCGTGGAATGGTGTCCATCTATCCCACCTTCAACACCAGAGCAACCTCCAGAAAAGCTTGAGGACTATGAGAACGCAACAGTAGAAGAGAAGGCAGCTTGGATACAAGAATCTAACCGTGTCAAGATTGCTAACCGTGAGGCTAGGTCTAAGCGTCATGCGTTCAGCTTTGTATTAGACACTGCTGAACAGTATTCACAGTACCCAGCTTACTGGCTCCCGTACAACTTAGACTTCAGAGGCCGTATATACAGTGTCTCAGCCTTTAATGGCATGGGTCAGGACAGTATGAAGGCAGTGATGGAATTCGCTGAAGGCAAGGCTCTAGGAGCTTCAGGTGTCCGTCAATTGGCTATTCATTTAGCTAACCTAGGTGACTTCAATCGTGTGTCTAAAGCTTCAATGGATGACCGTGTAAAGTGGGTCATGGACAATGAAGTATTCATCCGTGACATCGCTGCGAATCCTTGGGACAACCGTGGTTGGGTTGATGCTGATTACCCATTGCAGTTCCTAGCGTGTTGCATGGATTGGGTAGGTTACCTAGAGAATGGTGAGGACCACGTGTCACACACAGTATGTTGTCAAGATGGCTCATGCTCAGGTCTTCAAAATCTAAGCATGGCTATGCGTTGTGAGGACACAGCTAAGAATGTGAACCTACTAGCTGCTGATGCGCCTCAAGACGTGTACCAGACTGTTGCTGACAAGGTTGTTAAGCGTTTAGTAGAGGACTCTCAGCAACCGCCTGAGCATTGGGGGGAAACGGTCCTAAACAATATGGGTAAACCAGTGCCTACATACAGTGAGTTAGCACTTGAATGGTTGAAGTTTGGGTTTGGTAGAAAGGAGGCGAAGCGCAGTGTCATGACCTACAGCTACGGTTCCAAGCAGTACGGATTCCGTGAGCAAATCATAGAAGATGTGATGCGCCCATTGAAGCGTGAGTGTTCTAAGTCAGGTAAGGAATTTCCATTTTCATACGATGATGGTTTCCGTGCCTCAAGCTACATTGCGCGGTTGTTATGGGATGCTGTTGTCGATTCAGTTAAACGTCCAGCGCAGCTGATGGATTGGTTAACAGCTTCAGCTTCTAAGGTTGCTAAGACTAAATACGAGATGCCTGATGGAAGCCTCCAATCACTACCTGTGAGATGGACTACGCCCTTAGGCTTCCCAGTGTTACAGTCTTATTACAACGTCACCAAGCATCGCGTACGGAGCCACATGGGTGGGGCCTTAATCTATCTAACACTGAATGAGGAGACTGACCAAATCTGTAGTCGTAAGTCCAGCCAAGGAATGTCACCCAACTGGGTCCACTCCTGTGATGCAGCGCACCTTCAGCTCTCAGTAGCAAGAGCATCTGAGGTTGGTATAGATGGTGAAGATGGTATTGAAAGCTTCTCGATGATACATGACTCTTTTGGATGCCATGCAGCAGACCTTTCAAAATTCAGTGGTGTGATTAAGCGTTCGTTTGTAGAGCTTTATGATACCAATGATGTGGTCCACGCATTATACCTTGAGCTACTCACGCAGCTTAAGCCTGAAGACCGCGAGGACCTGGACCTACCGCCAGCCAAGGGTGAGCTGGACTATATGGATACGTTACTTAGTATGTATTCTTTTGCCTGAACAGTCTCAATATTAAGACTATCTCAGGTATGAAATAGCAAGTGTAGCACTATAGCCACACCAACCAAATTCCCCTCACTCCGAGGGGTTTTTTATATCTGGAGATTAACTATCGAAGACCAAACCCTTGAGCAAGCCTTTGCTGCTGCCCTTATACAAGCTGGCGAAGCACTACCACTCGACCTTGCTGCCCAGTTAATGGAGCAGGGCGTAATCCTCGATGAGTTCATCGCGGCAAACCTTAACCAAAACTAATAGCGTTTATACGCACCTGACATATAGGAAATTATATGACCCAACGTAAGAAAACCAACAAGCTTCCAATGCACACCACACCACGTGGTCGTACAGAGTGGGCGCGTTTATGGACCCCCGATACAAAATTTAATGTAGATGGGGAGTTCGGCACCAAACTGGTGATGGACAACGCAGATGCCGTGGACATCATGGCGATGCTAGATGCAGCCCATGCCTTAGCCATTGATGCAGCTGTAGAAGAGACAGGTAAGCCACGCGCTAAAATCCGTGTGACTGACCCCTACGATGTCAACGCTGAAACTGGTGATGTCACTATCAAGCTGAAGCTTAAGGCCAAGGTCACTACCCAAAAGGGCGAGACATTTGAGCAGAAGCCAATCGTGGTTGATGCCAAACGCCAGCCAATTACATCTGAGATTCCTTTGTGGAATGGCTCCCTTGTCCGCATTGGATTTCAAATCATCCCTTACTACACAGCACTAGCAGGCGCAGGGTTATCTCTACGTCTACGTTCAGTCCAAGTGATTGAAGCACTGGCTGGTAGTAATGAAGCAGCAAGTATGTTCGATGATGAAGACGGTTACTCACATGATGAAGCCACTGTCCCTGCTGCAGCTCAGAACTTCAAAGAAGAAGCCACGGAGGAATATGAAGACATCCCATTCTAAGAAGAAGACGCACTTCGTTGGTTTGAAGTACGGCTTCAGGTCTGGGCTAGAGAAACGTGTTAGCGATGCTTTGACTTATCAAGGCATCCCTTTCACATATGAGGAGGAGAAGATTAAGTATCTAAAGCCTTCCCGTGTCAGTACCTATACGCCTGACTTTAAAATCGGAAATATCTTCATAGAGACGAAAGGTCGCTTCCTCTGTGCAGACAGGCAGAAGCACCTACTTATCAAAGACCAACACCCAGAACTGGACATTCGATTTGTGTTCAGTAACCCAAACCAAAAGATATCCAAGAACTCCAGAACTACATACGCAATGTGGTGTGAGAAGCACGGATTCCAATATAGCAAGGAGGTAATACCCCACTCATGGTTACGAGAAGCAGTACAGAATTCTTAATAATTCACTGTACAGCAACCCGTCCTTCACAGGACATAGGCCGTGATTCTGTTGATGCGTGGCACAGGCACAGAGGATTTCTAGGTATCGGTTATCAATACATCATCCGCAGAAGCGGTGAGTTAGAGATAGGCCGTGCTGAAGATGACGCTGGTGCTCATGCACGTGGCTACAATCATAAATCTATTGGCATCGCCCTTGTTGGTGGTGTCACTCAAGATGATATTGAAGTAGCAGAAGACAACTTCACACCTGAACAATGGGTAACACTGAAGCAGCTCGTTCAAGGGCTGTTACATAAGTACCCAGAAGCTACCGTGCTAGGTCACCGAGACTTAACTGGTGTTACCAAGGAATGCCCATCGTTTGATGTGCAGGAATGGCTCACTGAAGCAAGTGTAGCACTATAGCAATCAAAACCAATGCCTTCATTCCCCGAAGGCATTTCATTCTAATGAACTCAATAACTGAGAGGACTATTTATATGTCACAAGCACAAACTGTACTTAACCACTTGAACAATAATCGCAAGATTACTTCTATCGAAGCCATTGGCTTGTATGGAATCACACGTCTAGCCGCTGTGGTTCACACACTGAAGAAGGAAGGTGTCGAGGTAGACACAACAATGAAGGATGGTGTTAAAGCCCCGTATGCTGAATACAGCTTAGTCCACTAACCATGAGGGAACATGATGACAGTCCCGTGGTGGGGCGTGAACCCTGCCCAGACTGTGGTTCCCGCAACAACCTAACTCGCTACGGCTCAGGCCGTGGCTTCTGTTACACACCAGACTGTGGTCGCCTAGAGTGGCCCGATGATGACGGTGAACCTAAACCTCAAAACCAAAGGACTCGTATGGCTAGTGATTTAATAACAGGTGATGTTCGTGCCTTAAGACAGCGCGGTATCTCTGAAGAAACTGCACGATACTTTGGTTACAAGGTTGGTTCATACCGTGGACAACCTGTACACATTTGTCCATTACATAATCTTAAGGGAGGGCTAGTAGCACAGCAGTTAAGAACGCAGGACAAAGAGTTTCCTATCCTAGGGGACTTCAGTGAGATGCCTATGTTCGGCACTAAGCTGTGGAACAAAGGTAAGAAGGTAGTAATTTGCGAAGGGGCCATCGATGCGATGTCTGTTTCCCAAATCCAGGATAACAAGTGGCCTACTATAAGCCTACCTAATGGTGCTGGTGGTGCAGCTAAATGCATCAAAGCTAATTTACCTTACTTCAATAACTTTGAAGAAATTATCCTACTTATGGATGGTGATGAGGCAGGCGAGAAAGCAACGGCTGCTATAGCTCCACTGTTCCCTGCTGGTAAATGTTTCATAGCCACTATCAATGGGTACAAGGATGCTAACGAAGCACTACTTGCTGGTGCTAGCCGTAAGATTCTTGAAGCTATCTGGGGCGCTAAGGTGTACCGACCTGACGGCATAGTATCTCTCTCGGACATCCGTGAAGAACTAGAGAAGCCTGTCGAGTGGGGTATGCCTTGGTATTTACCTACCCTGAACAAAGCTACCTATGGTCGCCGTCTTGGTGAAGTGTATGCGATAGGCGCGGGTACTGGTGTTGGTAAGACTGACTTCCTAACCCAGCAGATTGTTCACGATATGTATGAGCTAGGTAAAACAGTAGGCGTGTTCTTCCTTGAGCAACGTCCTGCTGAGACTGCCATCCGTATTGCTGGTAAGCAAGCTGGCAAACAGTTCCATATCCCTGATGGTGATTGGACTAAGGCTGATAGGTCTACCGCTTTAGATGAACTCATGGAGCATGACCGTCTACGTATGTACGACAGCTTCGGAACGTGTGAGTGGGACACTATTAAGTCCAACATCGAATACATGCACCACGCTGAAGGTATCGAAATCTTTTACGTGGACCATCTTACTGCACTGGCAACAGGTCAAGGCAGTGATGAGCGTGTTGAGCTTGAACGTGTAACTGCTGCCATCGCTATGTTAGCTAAACGCTTGGACATCATCATCATTATGGTGAGCCACTTAGCTACACCTGAAGGTAGAAGTCACGAAGAAGGTGGGCGCGTAAGCATCCGTCACTTCAAAGGTAGTCGCGCCATTGGATTCTGGTGTCACTTCATGTTCGGACTTGAGCGTGACCAGCAAGCAGAAGACTTACATGAACGTGAGACTACGACCTTTCGTATTCTCAAAGACCGCTACACAGGCCAAGGAACTGGCATGACATTCCCCCTTAACTACAACCATGAAACAGGCAGACTCTACGAAGCTAGTCCATTCGACTTAGCCCCTGTGGAAGCCCTGCCTTTCTAACGGAGAACCTGAAATGTCTTACGCAAAATTAAAAACTGATGAAGAGTTGGACAATGAATTCATCCTTGGTATTGAAGAGCTTGAAGAAGAAGCAGAAAAAGAGGAGCTAATTAACTTCTTGAAAACTGTTTACTCTGTAGGTAGAGGCTTACAAGACTTAGGTTTAACAAGCACTGAAGCTAAGGACGTGCTGTTGGATGTACTGAAACGTACTGGGAATAACTAATGCGCCTAGTCATTGACATTGAAAGCAATGGATTCCTAGAAGTCCTGACTACAATCCACTGCATCGTTGCTCATGACCTAGACACTGGAATCCTCCACACCTTTAGACCCCATGAAATCCCAGCGGGTATCAAGCTGATGTCAGAAGCTGACGAACTGATTGCCCATAACGGAATCAAGTTTGATGTACCAGCTATTCAGAAACTCTACCCTGACTTCAAGCCTAAGCGTGTCATCGACACCTTAGTCTGCTCACGTCTTATCTGGTCCAACATCAAGGACCTAGACTTCAGTCACTTCAAGAACATTCTGCCCCCCAGGTTATTTGGTTCTCACTCATTGAAAGCTTGGGGCTACCGCCTCGGAGAACTCAAAGGTGACTATGGTCAGCAAGAGAATGCTTGGGATGTCTACTCAGAAGAGATGATGACGTACTGTGAGCAGGATGTGCGTGTAACTGTGGACCTTTACAACAAGGTTCTAGGTAAAGGCTATAGCCAACAGGCGTTAGACCTTGAGCATTCCGTGGCTCAACTGATGTGGACGCAAGAGTGTAATGGGTTCGTGTTCGATGAGAAGAAAGCACAGAAGCTATACATAGACCTCGCTGAACAGCGTGACTTAATCTACCAAGAACTTCACACCCTGTTCCCTGCTTGGGTAGTGTCTGAGGGACAAAAGAAACCAGCACGTAGCTGTAAGTATAAAGACCCATTGAAAGCTGACCGCACTATGAACGCACCCTTCACTGTCATCAAGATAGTGGAGTTCAACCCTGCGTCACGTGCTCACATTTCTAACAGGCTTATCACTAAGTACGGCTGGGAACCTTCAGTCTTCACAGACAATGGACAGCCTAAGATAGATGAAACAGTGTTGTCTAAGCTTGACTATCCTGAAGCGAAGCAGATGGCTAGATACTTCATGCTGCAGAAGAGGCTGGGACAGGTAGCTGAAGGTAAGCAAGGGTGGTTAAAGGTCTGTACCAACGGAAAGATTCACGGAAGTGTGAACCCGAATGG